CTTATTAGGTAAACCAGTATTAGGTGCATAAGTTAACGTCCTTAAGGCTTTTATCAATTCTTTACAACGAGGATGTATTAACGTCCTCCTATCACCATTAGCGTCAAACAGGGCAGTATTGACAGCAGTGATCTTATCTCTGATCTTCCACGGGCTTCTGGGACTCATAACAGTAAAACCAGACCTTCTTAGTATCGTATGATCCGTTACTCCCACTCCTGATGTCTTTCTTGCACTTCCCGTAGGGTCTGGACAGGCAATAATTCTACGATCAACTCCATATCTTCTCGTAACCTCCTCCGCAAAGTCCCATGTGGTAGCACCTCCTGTAAGCATGATTTCATCAAAAACATAAAGCGTATCATTATGCTTCACCGCACAGATCCCCGCCATAGGGTCAACGTTAAAATCCAAGCCAATTAACAAAGGAAGCATTGATAAGTCTTTTGATTCTTTATCAATATTCTCATCAGCAAAGCTAACAGCAACCAATCCAGTAAGATTCTCAAAACTTGCCTCAAATTCCTGCCTAAAAGTCCTCGCATCTAACTGCCCTCTAGCAGCCTCAACCTCCTCTTTCGCTACATTACCCCCCTCTATCGTAGTAAAACTCCATCTTCCCCAATCATCCCATTCCTTTTCTCCGCAATAACACCACATATCATAAAACCAACTCGCAGTTCCATCAGGTGTACTAATAAACAAAGCCCAACCCTGTTTATCAGCCAATGCAGGTCTTATAACCTCCGCCCACACATCTCTATCCATAAAAGCAGCCTCATCCAATACAACACCCGCCAAGCTCCTACCTCTCAATGCCATTGCATTTTCAGTTCCCTTCAACTCAATACTCGATCCATTAATCAAATCCAATCTCAAATCTGTCTCATTCTTACTCTTTACCCACGTTCTAGGAGTCAACCTCTTCAATTCCTTCCACGCAATATCTTTTGCCATCCTATAAGTCGGTGCACAATAGAAATAAACCTCATTCGGCCTATTAATCGCCCCTCTCAACAGTTCTATACAAGAAAGATAGCTCTTTCCAAACCTTCTACCCGCAACCAGTACCCTGAATCTCTTATCACTATTAAATACCTCTCCCTGTGCATACCTCAAACTAATCTCATTCTTCTTTTCACCACTGACAACCATTAATTTAACAAAAAATACAACTCATACCCCCTATTTATAGCCTAT